GGAATCTTTATCGGTTCAGGTGCGTTAGATGCAATCTTTGAAGATACTTTTGCGTTTTATTGGAAAGGTGAAAGCGTCAACAACAACAGTCGAATAAAAGCTTCTGACTTGCAATATGGATCAAGGGGAAGTGAAACGGCTGGTGATCCTGAAAACAATAATGATGTTTTTGCTTGTCCGACTCGCGATAGTTTGACCGACAAGGCGTTTTGTTCAGCCCGTAGCCTTACCAATAATGCAGAATTTGGGGTTTATTCTCCTATTGTTAACGGAACACCTTATAGAGTTAATTGGCGCGTAATTTCAATACCTAGTGATGATGACCCACAAAATACATTAAAAAAAGAGAGAGTAAAAATTGCAGGCGATAAAGGAGGAACAGTTTTATTTGAAGATATAAAAGATTTAGGAATGGAAGGCATAGGCCGGAACTATTCAAGCCGGATGGGAATTACTAGAGTTAATACAACAACACTTCCAGAAAACGGCACAAGATTTTCAGAGGTCGATATTGCTAAAGGTCAAACAATTGATTACACGATTAAGTCAGGTTCTATTGATGAGGTTTACGGCGATAACGTAACGGTTGACGATATAAATTCGGAATTAGATCAAAGAAGAATAGCGGCTGATGATGCTTTGCAATTAGGCGAAATATTTCAAATCGGGAAAACAACTTTTCAGGTCACAACAAGATCTTTAACTCAATGGAAACCAACAGGCAATGATCAGGTTATAACTCTTAAATGTATAGAAGTAGATACAGGAACATTTGGGGCAAAGGTAGGTTTAGTTAATGCTGATTTATTAGGGCGTAGTTTTTATATTGCAGATATTGACGGCCCAGACCCAACCGATGACGGATATATCCCTAATACAGATTTTTATCCATTAGCAAGATCATCAACAGGAATTGTTAGAAATCAACGCCCTTGCGATGTAACAGAAATTGGTTTGCGTTCTAAAGTCTTCCAACGTTTAACAGGTCTATGTAATTTCCAAAGCATCCCAACCCCTAGTCAATTAAAAACATTTGATAGCGATAAGGTTCAATTAACAAACGGAACAATTACAACATTTTTAAAACGTGCTTCAGTTTTTTCTATTTATTTTCGTGAAGTTGATACTTCAGTTTGGAATTTAGTAAATGGTACGGATAGCACTTTTGGAAGTTTATTTTGCGTGATTGGTAGCAACCCAACAGAACAATATAATTCAATTCAATTTATTCACCCTGCTTTAAAAGCTTATGAATTTAAGTTTGTGCCTAGAACTGCAAGCTTTATAACTAAGCTATTGCCATCAACAAGAGTTGTAAGATTAAGTTCGTCAAAGGGTCAAATATCGGGTACTGTTCCCGGTGGTTTTGTTATTACTTTAAAAGGCGAAAAATTAACCGTAGCTGATATTTTAAGGAACGAAGAGTTAACAAATAAGCCAAGTTCTAACCCTTCAACCATTATTCGTAGCTATCCATCATCTGTTCAGATTCAAAGTTATCAACCGGAAGATGTAGAACAAACAAAAATCACAAGCCTGTTTTATCAAGGGTTATTTAGTTCACCTACAGGTTCACCCGATGGCATGAGAGATAGTTTTTGTTTTGAGGCTTTTGGTAATGCTGATAGTTCTGGTACTCCAATCGGCGGTACAAAATATTTAACAATTCAGGAAACATTGCCGGGTAGTGAATGGGTCAAGATTCGGTATCACGCTAGAAGAATTGAACTGCCCTCTGGTTGGAAAAACCCAGAAACTAACTTTGATGTAAGGGACGGTCACGCAGAACACGGCGGGATTTTTAACCCTTACTTTGTGACTGAACATAAGTTTGGCAATATCAGCGGTTGGTCGTTCTATTGGAAAAATTGGGATCCATCGCAACCAACAAACCCAAACGTTGGTTCTACAGGTACGGGCAATTTTTATACCATATATAAATCAAGTCCTGAATTAGTTGTTTTTGAAATTGGTGATTATAGATATACGGTTGATACAAATGGCCCATATCCTGACGGTAGCCAATTACCCGGCAATGGTTTTACTTATTGGGGCATAACAAGACAAGAAAAAGTAACGCATTACGCCGCTGGTTCTGTTAATAGCTCATGGACAATTGATGATTATCAAGTAATAGATAGTTCTCAAGGTGGGTGGGCATTAAATTCAACTATTTCTGTATCAAGAACAATTACAGGAAGTAACCCTTTCAAAATGGTTCCTAATGTTTCAGGTGGTTTAACAAGTTCAGGAATAAGTTTGACCGTTACAGGGATTGAATCAAGTGATAGAACAAAATCTATTATTCAAGGTTGGTATTATGAACTATTTGGAAACCCAGAGGCCTATTCAGCCGGAACAGTAAGAGAAGTAACTAAGACAATTTCAAACCCAAAAGATATACAAGTTAAATTAACTGCGACGGTAATGGATGACGGCGATTCTGAATGGAATAACTTAGGTTATGATTCTTCTCTTGATGAATGGGGTTATAAAAACTTTACAGCCGAGGTATTACAAAACTCTAATACGGCGACGAATTGGGAAGTAGGAGAAGAATTTTTTATTACTGAATCTGGGGGCGGTGGGGGATGGACACCTTATGAATCATTAGGCGCGAAATTCAGGGTGATGGGTATAGGGTCAACAAGTTCAGGCGGTGTTTATTCTGCTGATCGAGAATTTGAAAATTTAACGCAAATATCAGATATAAGTTTTTATGGAAATTTAATAGAAAAATCAAATCAAAATGAACCTGAACATTCCATCGTATTCATTAACGAAACGGTAAGTAATGCAACATCGCCAACATATAAAAACATGGCAACGGCTGGTTTAGCTCTTAAGGCATCAAGGCGTTTTACTGCTTTAGATCAGGTGCGCGTTTGGTTATCAGAAGGAATCAAAGTTAAATTAAATCACCCTGACGATTCAGGTAATGGTGCAAGTAATTTATTTACTGATCTTGTTTATTATTTATTAACTGATACGACGGCGGGAGCTGGAACGGTACTTGGTTCAACTGATGATCTAATTAATACAACTGATTTAGCAAATACATCAAAATTCCTTAGAAGAAACTCTTTATTCTTTGACGGTGCAATTGATCAACCTGTAAATATTCGCCAATGGATAGCAGAGAACGCGCCTAACTTCCTTTGTAGTTTTGTTCTATCTGATGGACAACTTTCTTTAAAGCCTGCGTTACCTGTTACACCCGGCGGGGATATATCAACAAGCGCGGTTACTGTTAAACAACTATTTACTAGCGGAAATATTATTGAAGATTCATTTGAATTAAATTATCTGGGAGCCGAGGAAAGAGAATCTTTTAAAGCGGTGTTGCGTTACAGGGAAACTAAAAAGAATCAATTACCCAAAGAGGTCGTTACTACGGTTAAATATAAAACTAGCCCTGAAACAGAAAGCGTTGAATCCTTCGAGCTTAGTAAGTACGTTACGCAAACAAATCACGCTCGTTTAGTTGGTAAATATTTCCTTGCCTTGCGTAAACACGTAACGCATACAATCGCATTTAAAACAGCAGCCTTTGGTTTGGATCTAGGGGCAGGCGATTATATAAAAGTAGTAACAGAGGCAAGCCCATATAGTGCGGCAAATAATGGGGCAGTATCAACAACAGGTGAAATAACAAGCGCTCAAACATTAGTCGATGGTTTCTATAACGTTCTTTATTATTCCCCAGCCTCCGACGACGTAGTAAGCGGATCAATGCAAGTAACCAATATGACAACAAGCGATTCAACTTTCTTTAATACGATATTTACAATTGAATCAACGGTTATTAGTCAAAACATATATTTAGTAGAACAGCTAACACTAGACCAAGACAATACCGTTTCTATCGTTGCTAGTGAATTTCCTTGTGATGATAATTCTGTTAGTAAAATGGCTTTAGATATAACTGACGATTCTAAGTTCACTTTCGATTCTTAAATGGCTTTTCCTACCCTTTCCCCTAATCGTCGTCAATTCGACCCCGGTTCATATCCTGTTAAAACGTTCACTAATCAGTCAGGCGCGGAACGGCGGATTTTATACGGCAATAAGAGAACAGGGATGAAACTACAACTGAGATACGAAAACATTACTGATAGTCAGGCAGAGGAATTTAATACGCACTTTGATGATCGCTTTGGTAGTTACTCAACTTTTGATATACCGAGTGAAGCTAAATCAGGATGGGACGGCGCAACAGGCACTATTGACGCACCCGCACCGAATAAATGGAGATACGCAACAGCCCCCTCTATTGTTCAAATTAAAAAAGGAATTAGTTCTGTTACTGTTGATTTAATCGGTGTCCTATAGACTGCTATGTAAACGTAGTAAAGGGTAATGTCAAAACCATATACAGGAAGTGACGCAAGCCTGTTATTAGGAACAGAGGAACTTGCGAAAGTTAAACAATATTCATTTTCTGCTAGTGCGGGGCTTTTAGAAACAACATCACTAGGAGATTCAACACGTACATTTACGCCGGGGTTGCGAACTTATACAGGCAGTGCAACCTTGATCTATTACAAAGACGATGATAATTCAAACGATGCAAGCACATTATTAAAAAGCATTATTAACACTAATACGTCTGGGTTAACGTCAAGTGATACGAAAGCATTAACAATGCGTTTAACTGATGGTGCTACTAATGGCGATGTGGCAATGAATGTATATATAACTGGTGCTAACTTTTCAGCATCACCGGGGGAAATTTTAGAAGCGCAAATTTCTTTTCAAGCAACAGGCGATTTAAGTACCGTTACTATTTAAAACCATGAGTATTCATATCGGAAGTTTTGGGCGCGTAATGCTTCAACGCAAGTTTGGAGATACAGAACTTTTATCGGTTGTTAATCCTAGTGATGTAAACGCAACAAAAAAGCGATTTAGTTTTGATTTTGATCAAGGTATTTTATTAACAGGTGATCAGATAGAAATAACAAGTACAAACAATGCTGTATTAGCTTTTATAAGTGCTTCAGCATGGGCAAACAATACTCAACAATCATCTTTTAAAGCTTTTATTAATGTTGATGAATTGGGTGGTATTCGTTTCTATTCGAGTTATGCAAATTCAATTAATGGAGGGTCTACAAATGCAATTTCACTAGCTTCTATAAGTTCAAATATTCCAATAAAAGTCAAAGTTGCAAACGCAATATCAAGAATATTAGGGCAAGTCACAAGTTACGAATTAAACCTAGTAAAAGAAAATGTTGATTTAACTGTTTTAAGCGATCAATACAGAACAAGATATAGCACCCTTGCTAGTGGTTCGGGTCGTATTACTTGCGCGTGGGATTACAAGGACACAACGGGAGGGGGTGAATACGATACGCCTCAATATCTAATAGACCTAATCAATAGAACAAAAGTTGGGTCAGAATTTGGCGCTCATTTGTTTTGGAAAACTAGCGGTTATAACCCAGACAATACAGCAGGCGCAACGGATGACATTATTTATTTTGATGTTAATGCAGTACTAACGAGCGTTGTTTCGCAAGTTAATGTATCTGCGCCGATTGATATGACGGCTGAATTTATCACAACTGGAAAAGTAGAAATAAAAGTTGCTACGGCAGCAGAGTACAAATTACTGCAAGAAGATTCAGGGTTAATAAGACTAGATCAAGATGCAACTGCTAACCTACTCATAAGTACTGAATAAATCCTACTAAGGATACGTATTAGCATGGCAGACCTAAAAATCAGTGAGTTAAGCGCCTTATCTGGTAGCGACTTAGCAACTGGAGATCTTTGGCCTGTAGTAGATATAAGTGGATCGGAAACAAAAAAAATAACTATTACTGATGCTTTAGGCAATGGTATTAACTTGATTGCTGACGGGACAATTTTAGGGGCAAAGATTGTATTTAGTGCGGGTCAAATCGCGGGAACATCAATCGCAGATGTAGGAATTTCAACGGCAAAAATAGCGAACGATGCAGTAAGCGGAATAAAACTAGCAAATGGAAGTACGGCGCAACTTGTAACGTCTTTACCTACTAGCGGTGATTATGTTGGTCAATTAGCAATAGAAACAGATGATTCACATACTACCTATGCGTGGGATGGTTCAGCATGGCAAGCAATAAGGGCATCAGGTTCAATCAATGCAATTAATGGCGATACAACTTCTGTTATTAATATTGCTATCGCAAGCAGTGGAACAACAAGAACAATTAGCGCAAGCATTGATGACACAACAGCGGCAAGTCAATTTTTAGCAGGGCCAACATCAGGAGCCGGGGCCGTAGCAGCTAGAGCAATTGTTGGGGCAGATTTACCACTATCAACGGCTAGCGCTCAGGGGGCTGTAAAGGTATCAGGTGAAGGTTTGAGAATGGATAATGGAGTACTTGAAATTGATAATGACGTTACAGCTAGTTCAAACCACCATTTAGTTACTTACACGGCAAAAGGAACTGTTAGCGGTGGTCGTGCAATTCAAAGTAGTGATTTAGTTGCAGCAACATCATCAGCAAAAGGAGCTGTAATTCCATCGTCAAGTCATTTTACTGTTGATGGATCAGGTAATTTAACCCTTGCGAATGCAACAACAGCGGGAACATTTACTAAGGTCACAATAAATACGGCGGGACAGGTTCAGACGGGCGCGGTTTTAACTGCCTCAGATTTGCCTAATCACTCAGCCGCGTTGTTAACAGAGGGAACTTTAAACGTTGGGCGCTTTGCTACAAATTCAATAACAGGTAATAAATTAGCTAATTCATCTGTTTGTCAATTTAGCGGTGCAACATCTACAACAGGCGTTGTTCAATTTCCTAGTGGTGGTGGGGAGTTTACAGGACAATTTTTCTACGACTTAACCAATGACGATCTATACGTGTACGACGGGAACGCATGGCAACCCGTAACGATTACAAGTGGTGAAATTATATTTTCTGGAACTTATAACGCTTCAAATAATCAGATCACTAGCTTAAGTGCAGCGGGTACGGCTCAAGGGTTTAGTGTTGGGGCTGCCTTAGCTGCTGCTAGCGCTGCAAACAATAGATATTATTTCGTTTGCGATACATCTGGAACAGGTACAAGTCCAGCTCCAACGGAACAAATTAACCCCCCTGACATGATCCTAAGTAATGGGTCAGCGTGGGAAAAGCTCGATATATCAGGGTTCATTGCAGGGCAAACAGCTTCAAATATTACTGTCACGCCAAACTCAGGTTCAGGCGGTGGTATTCACAATACAAACGTTCAATCAGTATTAGAAGAATTAGACACAGAGAAATTAAATAAAACAGGTGGTGTTTTATCTGGATCGTTAACTCTTAATCAAAGTTCAAGTTTAATCTTTGAAGGGTCAACACCAAACGACTACGAATTAACGCTTTCTGTAGTTGATCCGACTGCTGATCGTACTGTTAATTTTCCGAATCAAAGCGGAACAGTTTTAGTTTCTGGTAATGCTTCTATTGCAAATGCTGATGTAGCAACGAACGCGGCTATTGCTTTTTCAAAATTAGCAACGTTAGCAAGCGGCAAATTATTAGTTGGTTCATCTGGTGGAGTTGCAACAAGTGTCAGTCTTAGCGGTGACGCAACGCTATCTAATACAGGTGCTTTAACTGTTGCGAACTCAGCAATTACAAACGCGAAGGTTAGCAGTAGTGCAGCGATTGGACTTAGCAAGCTTGCTACTGGGGCATTGCCTACAGCTATCACCGTTACTAATGCAAACGTTGTTGGATCGGCAGCTATTGCGGGAACAAAG